TGAATGCGGTTAATGTGGCTTATATCGAACAATTAGAGGCTGATTTGTCCCATTTAAGACAAGTTAATGAAGATGAGATTAGGTCAAAAAAAAAGTGGCGCAATGCCACTCTTTTGATAGTTGGTGCGAATGTCATTTTTTTGACATCATACGTTTTAAGTAGATAGCAAAATCAAGAGCTTCCTCGTAAGCGTGTTGCATCCATTCCCTTTCGGATAGATTCGCCTTATCTACTGTTGTGCCATACTTAATCCTGCCCATTTTTTCACGTGAGATAAGGTCAGTGATAACCTCTTTGTAGACATCGGACTGGCAGTTGTCAAAATCGTGTGTTATATTCATTTGATTTCTAATTTAGGTTGGTTTTCTTTCGCATCTTGAATTAATTTGATGAGTTCTGGTAGCATCCAATAACCATAAGTTGCCATCTCATAAGTAAAATTATCAAGGTGTTTAGTGATTTCGGGTAAGGTCGCACCATCTGCATCCCATAACGCAGTGATAGTCTTACCATGTTCACGTTGAATCGACTCATTGAGCCTCTTTAATAGCATCTTCGTTTGATGATTATAAAACCATTTGATATCTTCACATTCGTCACCTGCATAGAGTGAAGCCTGCAACCACATCAGTAGGTTTAGCACCTTGATTTTTTCAAGTTCGTCTTGTGTAATTTCAGTTTTCATTTTATTTCGTTTTATTAGTTGTTCTAAACCCATCCCACCACGCATCAGTAGCTTGTGATTGTTCCTTTTTTTTTGCAGTATCCCAAATTAAATCCTCAATAATTAAGTTGTTTTTTTCGTGAATCTCTTTGAGTTGTTGTTCTAACCAATCCACTGCTGTTTGTCTTTTCATTTTATTTCGTTTTAGTGATGTCTTTTAGTTGTTTGTAAATTGATTTTCCAATTTCACCCCAATACATTTCGCAATTAAATTTTTCATCCTCTATCGTGAATGGTGGATCAACAAAGTAAGCTTGATACAACTTATCTGCTTTTGCAGTGTACCGATAACAATTTTCTTTTATTGGGCAATTAGTGCCTTTGCATTTTGTGATGTCTGTCATAGTTATTTATTTTTATTAGTTACATATATTCCGATGTTACAGGCTATTAAGAGACCCTTCATAATCTGCCTCAACTGCTTTTAAGGAAAGACTTTTTTTTCCGTTCTTTGTTTTAACCCAAGCGGACAACCTATAAATTTTATCCTCAATTTTGACATAACCTCCATAGTCAGGAGATTTATCAGTTGTTTTTATTGGGAATTGGTTTAGGTGTCCTGCACCTTCCAATAGTTCTTCTAAATACTTTTTTGTGTCCATTTTGTTTAGTTGTTTAATTTTTACAAATGTATAAATAATTTTTAAGCAAATGCGTATTTACCAAAATTCTTTTTGAGTTCATAGAATGCCCTCATCATTATAGCATCTGCAAAGTCAGGAGATATACCGTGTCTCTTTTTCAAATCTTCTTTGTTGGTCACACGCAACTTTCCATCGCTATCTATTTTCTCCCTTCTAATCATTTCAAGTTCCTTTACAATTGTGTCCTTATGAGTTGACTCAAATGTGATAGCATTACTTGAAATCAATTCGCCTAACTTAAAATAACAATCGGATTTGAGATTCATATAATTGTCACGCACCGCCTTTGATCCGTTCAAGAATCCTTTGCAATGGAGATAATCTTTGCAACCTCCCCCAATCCCATCCTCATCAACCAGTACGTTAGATAATCTTACGGAGTGATTTTTAATTAGGTCATTGATAGTGTCTACCACCTCGTTTATTGGTTTATGTTTAAGCACCACAAACTTTTCTGCGTGTAAGTTATTCCATACAACTATCACCGTTCTATCATCTCCCATACGTGCAATATCCGCAGTGATGAATTTATCTCCCAAATTAGTGGATGGTCGGAAGCATCTTAACAAATCATCATATTCATACAACCTATCCTTTGTCTCATCGTAGTCCCAATCGCCCTCCAATAATCTTTTTCGGTCAATATCGGGAAGCATTTGAAGCGACTCAATGTACACTGGTGAGATGTGTGGGTTATCCGTTGGCAATGCCTGAATAAATCTTCTGTCCTTTCTTATTGAGCCATTCCTTTGCGCATCAAAGAACTCTCTGTATAACCATCCTTTGTGGGGATTGCAGGTGAGTAGTCCTTTGGGATTGTCATTGATTAACTTATAACGCACACGTGAATTCAAGATATTAACGCATTTTTCGCTGACCTCACTTGCCTCATCTACAAAGTAATCAGTAATTTCAAGCGAACCGAACCGCCCAAAATCGGGATCACTTGGCATATCAGCCAAGTCCATCAAGATTATCTGTGAACCATTATACCAATTAATTACGTGGTCTTGACCATTGTAGGTGAAATGTTTTCCTGCGATGAGATTGTATTTGGTACACAACTCAAAGAACGTAGCCAATGTAGATAGTCGCAACTTTTTTAATTCAGCTCTACCAATAAGTCCACGTGTACCTGGATACTTTAACCTCCTTTTTATTTGCCAATCGCAACCTAAAAAAGATTTTCCAGATCCAGCACTTCCGCCATATAACAACTGCCTACATTCGTTATCAATAGCAAGATAGGATAGAGCCTCTTTTTGCTTATCGTGGAATTGTATCATAATGCATTTGGTTTATTACTTTGAAAATCTCATAAGCAACCTGAGGAACTATTGCGTTGCCATATCCTTTAATGGATTCTGCCCTCCATTTTGGAAAGGTAATTCCGTCCAATTGGGTGGGAATCCCATCATCTCCGCCACAAATCGGGGATTGAGTTGGGAATCTTTGGAATGATAATTCTTCTCGCCTTCTTCCATTTGGCAATATATTGATTTCATTGCTACTCTTCTCGTTGGGAAATTGTCCAATGAGTTCGGTGGATAAGCTCCCTTTGAGTCGCTCACTGTTGGTGTTGAAAGCAATCCTTTGTTCAACATTCTCGTCAAAGTCATTGAGCGCATACTCCCTTCCTTTACTTGTGTTGACTTCATTGATGCGCTCGCATTGGTGCTGTCGAAGCTTGTTGGTTTTGGTAGCAACGAACCAGACTCTATCTCTTCTGTGTGGCGCACCGACGGCACAAGCTGGCAATAGTATCGGTTGTACTTCGTACCCACAACTTTCCAAGTCAGCGCACACTTCCTCGAAGACCACTCCCCCGTTCCAATTAGTAAGTCCACGAACGTTTTCGCCCACAACGTAGGTTGGTTCAATCTCTTGAATTGCTCGGAGCATATGCGGCCAGAGGTGTCGCTCGTCCTCTTTCCCAAGTCTTTTTCCTGCTGAGGAATATGGTTGGCAGGGGAATCCACCTGTGAGAATATCAATTGATCCTCTGTGAATAGTGAAATCTGTCTTTGTGATGTCTTCATAAGTTAATGATTTTGGAAAATGATACTTTAATACTTGTCTTGGAAAAGGCATCCATTCACAATGAAACACGTTCTCCCATCCCATCCAATCGGCAGCTAAATCGAATCCACCTATTCCGCTGAATAATGAGCCGTGCCTCATAGCGCATCCTTTATTTTTTGTTGTAACAAATGACTGTCCATAATGTCAGCGTAAATGAGCCTTGACAATTCACACTGGTAATCATCTTTGAATCTTTGGCGAGTAATTTTGTCCAATCTTTTCGCCTTGTAAGCACTCATTGATTGAGCATCAAGCGTCTTTTTGTATGCCATAAATTGCCATTTCTTCCACTCATCTTCACTCCACATCTCATCACGCAGAATCTTCTTATCGTAAAAGGTGCGGACTTTCATAGGTGCTAACATCAAGACAAAATCTCTTTTGTTTTCTCTCCACAACCTGATATCTTCATTGAATGTCTCAGTCCAATCTACTGGCTCATCACTTGTGTTGGATGGAAGCTCTATCTTTGCTTTCTTTTTATCAAGCGCAAGATTCGTTTTCATCTTGAATTCGTTGTAAGCTTTTAAGACATCAGAAAGAAACGCTACCGACATCATCCCAAAGCACTCCACACGTGTCCATTCGCTACCAACTGCATTAAGTTGGAAGGCAAGAGCCATTTCGCCTGTTGTGAGATATGGGTAATGCGTCTGCATCGTTACATAAAGAAGATTTGTTTCTTCATCGGAAGGTAGATTCTTGATGCCATACAGCACTATTCCATAAGCAATTGATTGCTTGAAAATGGAGAGCGTTATCTCATTAATTCGTGGGGATTCAAGACTTGTTATGTATGCCTTTTCGTTATGAGTTAACCCACTGTTGTATTGTGTCTCTTTGAATTCGACCAATTGTGTCATTGTGATTGTTTTTAGTTGTTACAAATTTACTTAAATCCCAAGCCGATCTAACTGCTGCCTTCCAATCTTTCATCTTGTTTTTACCATACTTCCATCCTGTGTTGGTGTAATGGGAGATAAAGACATCAGCAAAGTGTAAAGCATCTTCGGAGTTGCTATTG